ACTACAGTAGGAATTGAATCGGGTGCGTTAAAAAATGCCATTATGCCCTACATCGAAGACGAAATGAGAGTAAGGGGAAGATGGATAAACATAACGGACGTAACCCACGGCGGCAAAAGAAAACAAGACAGAATAGTCTGGGCTCTGCAAGGTCGTATGGAACACGGTAAGATTAAATTTCGTAAGGCAAACTGGAACCACGAGTTTATTTCTCAAATGCTAGACTTTCCAAGTCCACTATCCCACGATGACTTACTGGACTCTCTGGCATACATAGACCAAGTTTCTGTAGCTGACTATGCAAGTTCAATAGAGATAGACGAGTGGGAACCATTAGATACGGTATCGGGGTATTAATTTATGGACAGCTTAGTATACAGAGACCCTCAGGCATCCCTGGCGTCATGGGTAATGAACAAGGTCGAAGAGTGGGAAGACCACCGTAATACTAATTATATGCAAAAATGGGACGAGTACTATCGAATCTGGAGAGGTATCTGGTCCTTTGAGGATAAAAACCGGGAATCTGAAAACTCCAGACTTATTTCTCCCGCAACACAACAGGCCATTGAGTCCACCGTAGCGGAACTGGAAGAAGCTATTTTTGGTCGAGACATGTGGTTTGATATACGTGATGACGTAACGGATCAAAATCCTACGGACATCGCGGTGATACGTACAATTCTACAAGAGGACATGAAGAGGTGCAAAGTCAAGGACGCAATTGTTGAGTCTCTTCTTAATGCGGCTATTTACGGTACGGGTATCGCAAAGATAAACGTAATGGACGAACTGGAAAAAATTCCCGTCGAATCAGGTATCCCCGGAACTCTTACGACGGACGTTGCGGTTCAGGAAAAAGTCATTACGTCGGTCAAGGTGGACTCATTGACCCCGAAAGAGTTTGTAATTGATCCCTGCGTCACTTCAATCGATGAAGCTCTGGGCGTTGCTCAGGTAGTTATTAAGCCCAAATGGGAAATCATGGAGGGAATGAAGGAAGGTGTTTATGAAGATAAACCGCTTGGTGACTTTGATAAAATGGACCTGGGCTACGACGAAGAATACAGTAACGACTTGGGTAGTGAAGATAAAGTCAAGATTGTAGAGTACTGGGGAAGAGTCCCAAAGAAATACTTAAATGACCGTAGCAACTCTATGGAAGAAGAGTTCGACTACGAGGACGATGAACTTGTGGAATCAGTTGTCGTTATTGCTAATGACCATATTGTACTCAGGGCCGCAGAAAATCCGTACTTAATGGAAGATCGTCCCTTTGTGGCCTTTCAACTTGATCGTGTTCCCAACAAGTTTTGGGGACGAGGTGTGGCAGAGAAAGGTTATAATCCTCAAAAAGCTCTTGATGCAGAGTTACGTGCGAGGATTGATGCTCTGGCCCTCACGACACATCCAATGCTTGGTGTGGACGCTACTCGTCTCCCTAGGGGTGTCAAGTTCGAGGTAAAAGCCGGTAAGACAATTCTTACAAATGGTGATCCTCGGTCAACCTTGTTCCCCTTAAACTTTGGTGCCGTATCCAATACGACCTTTACTGAAGCGGGTGAACTGGAACGGATGGTGCAGATGGGTACTGGAGCAATGGACAGTGCCAACAGTAATTTTTCCAACCCCAGAAATTCTACGGCTTCCGGAATGTCCATGATACAGGCCGCTTCCATTAAACGACAGAAGCGTACCATTATGAACTTCCAGGAAAACTTTTTAATTCCCTTAATTGAAAAGTCCGCTTTTCGGTACATACAGTTTTCTCCTGATCGTTATCCGGCAGGGGACTACAAGTTTAAGGCCTATTCCTCTATGGGTATTATGGCCAAGGAACTGGAAATGACCCAGATGATCCAGTTGATGTCAATGACACAACCGGGATCTCCTCCTCATGCCATGTTGCTTATGTCCATCTTTGAGAACAGTTCCATGTCCGACAGGGATCAGATGAAGGCCGCGATTGCTCAGACCCTACAGCCTGATCCTCAGGCACAACAAGTTCAACAAATGGCTCAACAGCTTGAGCTTATGAAGTTGCAAATGGAAATTGAGGAAATGAAGGCCGGAGCAATAAAGGACATGGCTCATGCAGCCAAGCTACAGTCCGATGCTCAGGACAAGAACTCCGAAGCCGCTATGGCTAAAGTACAAGTCGATCTTGCAGAAAAGATGGCCAAGATTGAAAAACTTAAAGTGGACGCACAGAATGTTCAGTCAGAAACAATGAGGAACATTCCAGAAGTAGAACACTTGCAGTCCGAAACTATCCTTAATTTGGCCAAGGCGGCTGAAACGGGTAGATAATGACTGATAAAGAAATTCTTGAGAAACGTCTTGATTTGTTTGAGGGTGACGCTTGGGGTATCTTTATAAAAGAATTGGAAGATATGGCTGAATCACTGGAAAACATACAGACGATAGAAGACGAGAAAACCCTCTTTTTACGAAGAGGTCAGGTGGATATGCTAAATATGATTATAAATTTAGAAGAGACCACCAAATTAGCGTTGGATCAATTAGAGTTAGACCTTTAATCCCAACATATTTTAACTCCATAATCTTTATACAGGACGGAGGTTAGTACTATGGATAGTGTTGTTGTAGAAGCAGAACAGGAAGAAGTTAAACCAGAAGAAGGCACAGAGTATGCGAACATCGAAGAGGCTCCCCAAGTGGAACAACCTCAAGAAGAACCGCAAGTGGAATTGCCTGACAAGTTTAAGAACAAGTCGGTGGAAGACATTATTTCTTCTTACGAAAACTTGGAACGGGAACTTGGAAGGAAAGGACAGGAACTAGGTGAACTTCGTAAACTTACGGACGGTATTCTTCAACAACAAGTTACCACTAGTCAAAACGGAACAGAAGCACCGCCAGAAGAGGATCTAGATTTTTTTGATGACCCTGACAAGGCCGTCAGTAAAGCCATCGAAAATCATCCAAAGTTCCGTCAGTTCGAAGAGCAACAAAAGGCACAACATGTCGAAGTTACAACTCAACGACTGAAAGAGGCACATCCTGATTATCTTGAGGTCGTTCAAGACCAAAAGTTTCAGGAGTGGGTTAAGGAAAGCCCGATACGTAAGCAGCTATTTGTAGCGGCACACAATTATAACTTAGACTCTGCTTTGGAACTTATAGGTAACTGGAAAGAACGAGCCTTAATCAGTAACACAAGCGAAGCCGTAGCAAATAAAGCTGTTGAACGAGAACAAGCCATGAAGGCAGGAAAGGGCGTATCGAGGACTTCCGCAGAATCCACATCCGGTAAAAAAATCTACCGTAGGGCTGATCTAATCAGACTTAAAACAACTGACCCTGAGCGTTATGAATCTTTGCAGGACGAAATTCTTGCGGCATATGCAGAGGGGCGAGTCAAATAACCCTATAAAGAAGAAAGGAGCTAATTATGGCTTTGGGTACTAACCAACAGACGACTACGACAGCGGCGAATTTTATTCCCGAATTGTGGTCGGATGAAGTTATTGCGGGGTACAAGAAAAATCTTGTACTTGGTAATCTTGTAACTAAAATTAACCACGCAGGGAAGAAGGGTGATACTATTCACATTCCCAAGCCCGTCCGTGGTTCTGCTAATGCGAAAGCCGCAAATACGCAAGTAACGCTTCAGGGCGATACTCACTCCGTTGTGGACGTAAGCATTAATAAACACTACGAATATTCTGTAGTCATGGAAGATATCGTAGAAGTTCAGGCACTCCAGTCTCTTCGCCGTTTTTATACGGACGATGCTGGATATGCCCTTGCTGCACAAGTTGATACTGATCTCTTTACAATCGCCGAAGGACTCCAGGGCGGTACAGTTGGAGGTTCGGCAGCAGCACTTTGGGAAAAGGCAGTCATCGGCGGTGATGGTTCAACCCTCTATACGGGTAACTCCTCAAACGCTTCGGACATTACGGATGCGGGTATTCGTAAAATGATCCTTAAACTTGACAATGCCGATGTTCCTTCGGATAACCGTTTCATGGTTATTCCTCCGATTGCCGCAAATGATATGCTGGCCATTAACCGTTTTACTGAACAACAGTTCATTGGTAACGGCGAAGCAATCAAGACCGGAAAAATCGGTAGCATCTATGGTATGGACGTTTTTGTTTCTTCAAACTGCCCGTCCATTAATTCCGATGCCCAGCGCGTCGGTCTCATGATGCACAAGGACGCCCTCTGCTATGCGGAGCAAATGGGTGTTCGGTCTCAAACGCAATACAAGCAAGAGTATCTTGGTGATCTATTCACTGCCGATACGCTTTATGGCGTTGCGGAACTCCGCGACGACGCTGGTGTAGCGTTTGTTGTTCCCGCTACCTAAGTAGTCATGGGGAGGCTCTAGTCTTGGGGCCTCCCTCTACTTTTTATTAAGGGCTATATTATGATTACTATGGAAAATGCTTTAGCCGACACAAGTTATAATCTGGAGCTTGAGCGTATAAAAAATAAAATAGCCCGTCTTTATAGCGAACTTCTTGTTAAGTCCTTTAAACAGGCAAACCCCGGAGCTACTGAAGAACAGATAGCTAGTTTTCTGGAGGAAAATGAACTAGAATTCAAAGGGGACGGGTTTGATGAGGAAGCAGAGGATCTGGAAAATTTAATAGATTTACTTATGCATGAGAACGAAGACCTTGATGAAGTCAAAAACAAGGAGTACCAAAAACATGATGTGCAAAAAGGGGCCAAGCCAAAAGAAATTTCAGAAGGAAGACCAGCCCCCAGAACTTCAGCCCTTAAAGTCCCGACAGGAGGACTTTTCACTCCCTCAGACAAAAGAAGTAAGCCAAAGTCAAAAGAAAATACACCTAGGATACCTAGAGGACAGATTACACGGGTGGTAAATGATAATCCCAAGGTAAATACTATACACCTACAAGAGATTTGGGACAAGGAACGAGAAAAACTACTAGCGTTAGTTCGTGAACGAAACAGGGAATATGGTGTGGTACTATGAAACCAGTAAAAAACAGAACAGCAGGAAAGTTTGTCAAGAAGAAAAAGAAAAAAATGACAGAGGAAAAGAAAAAGAAAAACTTGGCTCGTTGGGCCGGAGAAAGGCTTAGAAGTTAACATGAGAACCAAAAGTATAGTCAGACCGTTTCCCAAGCAACGAACTCCAAAATGGTCTCAACAACAAAGATCAATAATGGTAAACAGAAGGCAGTTGGAAAGAGACCCCGAAACTTCGACTATAGTAGAGTACATAACTGAAGACGGTTTTGCCTTTATAACTGAAGACGGATTTAGATTGGTAGTAGAATGACAGAAAAAAAATTCACAGAGCTGGATGCCGTCACGACAGTAGGTTCATCAGATGTTCTTGCTGTCGTGGCTTCCAGTGCCTCCAAAAAAGTAACTAAAGCAAATTTCCTGAGTGATTATATTCCCACGAGTAGCGGAATAAAACTATTGGGAACAACGACCATAACATCTGCCGTGGACTCTGTAACCATAACAAGCTTTGATAGTTCTTCTTATGAATCATATTTACTTACAATAAGAAACCTACAAATTGCCAACGATGATAATGATGTCTATTTAAGATTTGGAACTTCTGGAGGAATAGACTCCGGTTCTGATTATAAATGGGCTCAGTTTTATCAATACGGATATAGTACAACCTCAAACGCTACAGCGCAGGTTGATGATGGAGACGACACTGAAATTCAACTCAGTGTAGGAGGAAGTCATACGATGGGAACCGGAACGGGCGAAGAGATGAATATGAATATCTGGATTACAGGGTGTCATTCTGATAGTTCCTATACTTTATGTAAAATAGACGGTTGGTGGGTAAGTAAACATCCAACGTGGGGATCTTCAGACGGAATAGGGGTTTACGATAATAACGGTACAACCGATACAGATGTGGACAGACTGGAGGTTTATGTTGGTACTGGAGTAAATATGGATAATGGAATATTTAAATTTTTCGGAGTAAGTTAAGTGGCTCAAAAAATGAAATATGTTGATGGTGTACTTGTTCCTTTAACTGAAGAAGATAATGTTAAACTGGAAGAAGAAAAAGTTAGACGGGAAAATAACGCCGCAAAGTACGCTAAACGAGCCGCGAGAATAGCTCGTTTTCCGTTACTTCAGGAAGTTGACTACAAGATTAATATATTAGAGGACGAGGGTAAGGACGCAAGTTCATGGAGAGCCTACAGACAGGAACTGAGGGACATAACCGAGGATTTGACGGACTATAAAAAGATAGTATGGCCCTCCAAACCGGGGAGTTAAATAGATGAGTGATTATACAATTCAGGTTTCTTGGTCCGGTAAGGATGATCTGGCCGATTCTGATTCAAACAAGATTATTTCCGGTGGGGACTTTAACACAGAGTTTTCTGCTGTACGAACAGCAATTAATAGTAAGTATGACTCTGATGATCTAGGTGTAACTCTTCAACAGTTTGATGCAGCTACAGTTAAGAATGATGAAGCAACTAACTTTAACGATAATATTGTTTCTCGTCTTAACCTAAAGGACTACGGAGAAGTCACTAATGCCATAGGGGCTACTGGTGGTGGTACGCAAGATATAGACCTTACTGCTGGTAATTCGGTAAGTGCGACAGTAGATGCCAGTGCAAACACCTTCACCTTTAGCAATCCCACTGCTTCTGACGAACAGTGTGGCTTTGTTCTGTACCTTACCAATGGAGGATCACAAACGGTAAACTGGCCCGGATCAGTAGACTGGGCGGGAGGTTCGGCTCCTACATTAACTACGTCGGGGGTTGACATACTTTGTTTTACGACTATTGACGGCGGTACGACCTGGTACGGGTTTGCCGCTGGACTGGCTATGGCCTGATGACGGGTTTCCGTAATATCCTGATGGGTACTGCTGGTGCGAGTACTGCTGGTTATCAGGTCGATAACAGCGCAATGTTTAACGATGGAGATTCGGAGTATTTTACTCGGACGCCATCAAGCGCGGCCAGCACAGACGGTAACAAAATAAACACAGTTAGTTTTTGGTTCAAGAGAGGTACTCTTGGTATTGATACCCGTTTTTTAAACGGACGCAATGCTGGCGGCACAGATGCTTATCAACTTGGAATAAACGCATCGGATAAATTTCTGTTTCATCCTAAAATTGGTACTTCAGAAATGTCTTCCTCAATTAGTTTTAGAGATCCGCATTCGTGGTATCATGTGGTTTGTGCTATTGACACGACTCAAGGAACTGAATCGAATCGTTATGCTTTTTGGGTAAACGGGGTTAATAGATCCAGTACATTGACAGGAACTAAACCCGCTGAAGATTTAACAATGAAGTTAAATGAAAATGGAGTAGAACAGCTTGTAGGTGCCTATAAGGATTCTTCACCTTCAAACTATTGGGATGGACACCTAGCAGAATTTGTTGTTATTGATGGTCAAAAACTAGACGCAAGTAGTTTTGGTGAGTTTGACAGTAACGGCATCTGGCGTCCTAAAAATCCTTCATCAAATAATTTCGGAAATAACGGATTTTATCTTAATTTCGCAGCATCCGGAAGCGATCTCGGCGACGATGCTAAGGGCAGCAATGACTTTACTAATACTAATTCCGTAACTCAAAGCAATGATTCGCCCACAAAAAATTATGCAGTATGGTCTCCTCTTAATAAACATAGTGGTGTTACGTTAAGCGGCGGGAATACAAAAGTTACAGGGGGTAGTGCCACACAGGGAATGGTTTTTTCTACTTTTTCTGTACCTACCGGACTAAAGGTATACGTCGAGATGACCTGTACTTCAAGTAATACTACAATGACGGGAGTAGTTAAGTCAAGTTCGGCTCTGTTGACCGATTCATCAAAAACATTTGATGATCAAGCCGCGAAAGACGGACGATTACTTCATGTCGGGAGTGGTGACGTTTATTATGACGATAGTATAACTTCTCTAACTTCTAATTATGCGCCCGACGATGCCGTATCCGTAACTCATATGATTGCTTTGGATCTAGTAAATGATAAAATTTACTGGGGTGATGCCGGGGTTGGTTCAAGTGGATGGGCAAACGGTGGCGGTTCGTATAATCAAGCCTTTGGTTCGGCTACGGGAGTAGATCTGGATGCTGATCTTGATTGGCACTTCGCAGCCAAGCCCTATAATGGTGCGGTTGAATTAAACTTTGGACAGAAGGCCTTTACCGTTTCTCCCCCGACTGGTTATATTAGCGGATTATCAGCGGCTCTGTTAAACGAAAATCGTTCCACCGCTTTGACGATTGAGGACGGAACAAAGTACATGCAGACTACTCTTTATGCTGGGAACAACTCATCAGGAAGTAGCCAGAACATTGCCCAAGGAGGAAATTCAAAATTCCAACCTGATTTTGTATGGATCAAAAACAGGGACCAAAACGACGCACACATTCTAACTGACGCTGTTCGTGGAGTGACAGAGGTCATGTACAGTGATGTTGTTGATGATGAAGACACTGATGCCGACACTCTTACGGCCTGGAGAGTAGACGGTTTTACTGTGGGTGCGGACGATAAGGTTAATACCAATACTGAAAACTATGTGGCCTGGCAGTGGTTGGGAGCAAACACCACAGCGGCTCCTTCGGGTTCTAGCGGCATCTCCTCCCTTTCAGTATCGGCGAACACAACCTCCGGTTTTTCTGTCGGTACTTTTACGGGACAAAGCTCGGGCACGGGTGTTGTCGCACATGGTCTGGGGGGAGAACCGGACTGGATAATTGTCAAACCTCGTGCAGTGAATGAAAGCTGGCTGGTCTGGCATTCAGCTATTCATGCAAAGTCGGGCAACGGCAATCGTATCTTCCTGGAAAGCGATGCCAAGAATTATTCTGGAGGAGCATCCATCTCTGCCGTTTCGTCCGACACTTTTACAATTCCTGATGACAGTTTTTATCACAGTAGAACATTTTTATTTTATGCCTGGAGGGAAATTCCGGGCTTTAGTACATTCGGAAGTTATAGTGCCACAGCGGGTCTTCCCTTAATTACTTTAGACTTTAAACCTCAACTTGCATTCTTCAAAAGAACGGACGATACTGGCGAATGGTTTATCGCAGACACGGGTAGAGATCCTTATGATGATAAAGAAACCAAAAGACTTTATGCCGATACTAATGCAAGTGAAAACTCAGGAACTGATAGGATTCAATTTGGATCTAATTTTATTAAAGTGCGTGGGGCGCATACCTCTTCTGATCCAAATGTGGGAGGAACTTATGTTTATTCAATTTTCGGAGAGCATCCGTTTGCCGGGGCAACTCCAGCCGCTGCTTTATAGGAGAAAGTAATGTACGTAATTAAAGATGATAATGATGCAATCATTGCCGATGGAAAGGGACGAAAGTCGTTTAATTCCCTAGCGGTTATCTTCAGACCCGATGGAGGTCAGACAAGTAATGCCAAAGTAGATGAGCCTTTACATGACGAAGACGGAAAAAAATTATTTATCAGGGAAGTAGTGATACAACCTGAACCAGACAACAACTTCTATACTTCTACGTTAAAGGAAGACGGTTCATGGAATAAGACAGAGAAAGATTTAGATGTCCTTAAGTCTGACTGGACTTCTAAAACTAAAGAGACTGCCAAAAGTCTTCTTTCTTCTTCAGATTGGCAGGTGATTGCCAAGGAAGAAAGAGACCGCGAAATTGACTCCGATGTTGCTACTTATCGGGCCGCTGTCATTTCCAAATGTACTGAAATAGAAACTTCCATAAAAAATTGTTCCGATCTGGATGCGTTTAAAAAACTATTTGATGTTCCTGAAAAAGGTAATGCTCCTATTTACGACTGGCCGGACAACAAGTAATGGAGATTAAACCAGTCATAGATGGTGTGGCCGTAGTTGGTGGAGTCGGTAGCTGGCTGTCCCTGTTACCTGATATAGCTGCTGTCTTTACTATTGTATGGTTATCCATACGTATCTGGGAATCTAAAACTGTAAGGGAATGGAGGAAACGTGATTAATGGACCCGGTAACAATAGCTACGGCTATAGCCGCCACGAGGGCTTTGGTCAAAGGAGCCTCGGGGGTTAAAGACATAGCTCAAGGGCTTGATCAACTGTTTCACGCTCAATCAGAACAAGTTAAAAAGGAAACTAAAAAGAAAAAAGGCGCTCCAACTTCCCGAATGCAGCAAGTCATCGGGATTCGTAGTGGTGATCAGGATTTTGACGATGATACATCTATGGGTACAGTTGCCGCAGAGGTACTAGAAAAAAAACAGCTTGATTTAAATTTGGCTGCACTCCGCAAAGAGGTGGACACAAAATGGGGAATTGGAACCTGGTCGGCTATCGAGAAAGAACGGGACGAGAGGATTAAAAAAAAGAAGGAAATAAAAAAACAGAGAATTGAAGCGGCACGACAGAAAGCTGAAGAACAAGCCGCTTTTTACAAAAAGATTCTAACTGAAATTTTAAAGATGGCGACGGTAATCCTGTTCGCTGGTGCGATGGTTTGGTTTATTTGGTGGGCGGCTACAACAGATGTTAATATTAACATACGCTGATCGAAAGCTTTGGCAATGGTTTGAAACACCAGACTACAACGGTCACATCAGTTGGCGTCCGACACTCTATAGGTGGATCAAAGGCTGGTAATGGAGGGCGCAGTTGACATAAAGTTTTTAATTACTCTAGGCGGTATTATATTTTCTGTAGCTGGTGCAGCCGCTGTAGGTAAAATGCAGATTAAGTCTATACTAGAGTCGTTGTTAGACATAGAAAGAAGGTTAAGGGTTATAGATAAAAGAATTGATGATTTAGAAAGTAATCAAGGTGTCATTAGAAATCAACTCAATGTTTTTAAAGATATTCTGAGTCCCGGTAATCTGGCTTCTCAGAATAGGGAGATTTCAGAAATTAAAACGAATATCAAAGAACTACAGCGAGAAACAGACAGACAGTATCATATGCATAATGGTTTACATCCATGACAAAAATTTTTCTGTTAATACTTCTTTGGCATCCCGACGACAGTATTACACATAATATTGTAACGGTAGATGCCTGTCCTCCAAAAGAAATTATTGCGTCTCAGTTTAAACCTATGGTGGATATGGGACTCATCAAAAGCTGGTCGGGGTTCTGTAGAGAAATGAACTTTCATTTTAGAGAGGAATTAAAACAGGAACAACCCAAAGAAAAACTGGAAGAAAAAGAAGAACCGAAGAAAAAAGAAGGACCAGAGGAAAAAGAAAAATCGGGAATGTCAAATGCTTAGTTTATTGGGATCTTTGTTGGGATTTGGTACATCGTTTTTACCTAAAATTATGGATTTTTTCCAAGACCGTGCGGATAAGAAACAAGAATTAAAGATTATGGAGATCCAGATCAGGGCACAATCGGATGCTCATGTTCAAAGACTGGAGGAGATTAATACTCAGGCCGATATTGACCAGATGAAGGCAATGTATCGCCACGATAGTAACTTACATAAGAATGCGGCATCATGGACTTCCTCATTATCTGCGTCTGTCCGTCCCGTCATTACTTATTGTTTCTTCGCCCTCTTCGCCTTTGTGGAAATTAGTGCCTATCTGGCTCTGACGGCTTCGGGGCTGGCGGCGGGAGACGCCGTACAGATTATTTGGTCAGAAGATACTCAGGCGTTATTCGCGGCTGTAATCAGTTTTTGGTTCGGGAACAGGATGGTATCCAAATGGAATCAAAAATAGACAGAGCAATTGAGAAGGCTTTGCCAATTGTCAAGTATTTTGAGGGGTGTCATCTAACGCCGTACTTATGCCCCGCTCGGGTCCCCACAATAGGATTTGGGGCTACGGTTTATCCGGACGGATCAAGGGTCACTATGGAAGACTCTGGTATATCCAGAGAACGGGCAGAGAATATTCTAGGATTTGATTTACAAAAGTTTGCTTTGGGTGTCTTGAGACTAATTAAAGTAGATTTAAATCCAAATGAACACGGAGCGTTGATTTCGTTTTCGTATAATCTGGGATTGGGAAACTTACAAAATTCCACACTCAGGTCCAAGCTTAATCGAAATGAAAGAATGGCCGCTTCCAATGAATTTCCAAAGTGGAGGAGAGCCTCCGGAAAAATCTTGAAGGGCTTAGTGTTACGTAGGGCTTCGGAACGAAAACTATTTTTAGACGAGGAAATAACATGAGTTATAGAACAGTTATTGATAAGGTACTTACTCGCTTACGTGAAGACACTATAGGTGCAAACTGGAGCGGAGCCATTTCAGCAGCATCAGATGTAGATGACTATCAGAAACTTATCGGTGAGTTAGTTAATGAAGCCAAGGACATTATAGAGGACGCATGGAACTGGACTGCTCTTCGGTCAATACAGACAGTGACGACTTCAGCATCAACAGTTTCCTATGATATGTCCAGTTTAACAAGCAGATCTCGCATACTTCAGGTTATTGACAATACAAATGATTCTATTCTAAAGCAGATCAGCGATAATGTTTTCTTTAACTATACTTACGTAGGAAGTACCCAGACAGGTCAACCGTTTTATTACAGACTTAAAGATAATGATATACATTTCTGGCCCACCCCGGGAGGCACTTATGACATAAAAGTAAATGCCGTTATTCCCCAAACTGATCGTACTCTGGCAGCGGACACTTTTACTGTCCCTGAAAATCTTGTTGTTCTGGGAGCGTATTCTCTTGCTCTTAATGAGCGAGGAGAAGACGGAGGAACTTCTTCGGATACCGCTGGTCAAAGATTTACCTTGGCCTTAACTGATGCAATATCTCAGGATAGCGACAGGACTGTAGACGAGAATACTTGGTATGCCAGCTAAATCCATAACACCTATATCTCTTGCGGGGCTAGGTTCAAAAGGTCTTAATACTCAGTCCCAGAGTGCGACACTTGGACTTGAGTGGCTTACGGAAGCCAATAATGTAGTCTATGACCTAGAGGGTCGGATGGGACCAAGAAAGGGGATTAAGCAGATTACGGCACCCGTCACTACCGGAGCCGTGAAATCTATAGGAGAGTTCGTCAAGTCAGATCGTACAAGAGAATATTACGGGGGTACGGGAGCCAAGATTGTAAAGTTAAACACGGCGACTGCTCCGGACACTCTGGTTGAACAGTCCTTCTCGGGCAGTCCCCAGACTATTAGTGATAGCAACTGGCAATGGGTAAACTTTAACAATGAGTTCTGGGGTGTCCAGAGAAGTCATAAGGCAATTAACTACGACGGGACTAACTGGTATGATGTTGAGGACTTGGGGGCTTATGCCGCTCCTGCCGGGGTCACGACCTTTGATCCCGATTGTGCCTTGGGCGAGTTTGGTCGGATGTGGTACGGAGGAATTACCGAAGCCAAGGGAACTATTTATTATTCCGATAATCTTATTGGAGAAAAATTAAGTGGCGGGGCCGCTGGTTCCTTGGACCTTAAAACTGTATGGGGTAATGATGAAATTATTCACCTGGCTTCTCTGGAAAACAAACTGGTTATCTTTGGAAAACAAAACATTGTTATTTACAGCGGGGCCATTAATCCCGCTACAATGGTCTTAGAGGAAATTATAAGAGACGTAGGTCTTGCGGGTAGAGACAATGTAGTTTACGTAGGGGCCGATCTGTTTTTCCTGAGTTATGAAGGATTGATTTCTCTCCGTCGCGTTACTCAGACAGATGGAAAGGCTCCCGTTGAGGGGTTGTCCACGACAGTTCGACAGGACCTTACCAGAATCCTGACTCAGGCCGATGTAGCAAACATTAAAAGTGTTTACTATCAGAAAGAGGGTTTTATTCTTACACTGATGCCCGACAATGACAAGGCCTATGTTTTTGATTTCTCTGTAGGTAAAGTAGAGTTTCCCAGAACAACGACATGGACTTTTAATCTGGAACCCCTATGCGCCGTAACTACTTTTGACGGTAAACTCTACATGGGAACAACCAATAGCGTTGCTGAGTACGATGGTTACTATGATATAACCCTGACTGATTCTACAAGTTCTCACGGGAGTTCGGGTGCCTGTTCTACGGCGGGGGGAACCTGGGATGGATCTAAGTGTTGGACAGAAACAAATGCGGACTATAGCTGGGTCTTTCAAACTCCCTGGTCCGACTTTGGGGATCAGATATTTGCTAAGATAATCAAGACGGGGATGATTACAGTAACCGGGGGACAGGGAGCAGCCGCAACTATACAGCTTTTTAAGGACTACGAAGAGGGATCTCAGTACTCCAAAACATTTAACTTGACAAGTGATGCAGTAAATTATCTATACGGTGCAGGGGCCTCCAGTTCTCAGGCTTCATTATATGGTCAGGCAAAATATGCAGCGGCTTCGGGACCCAGAGAATATAAAGTACCTCTGGCAAGAACAGGAAAAACTTTCAGAATTAAAATGTCCTTTGAAGTCAAGGGTAATTATTCAAGTTTAATAACGTCAACTCTCCTTGCTAAAAAAGGAAAAGTCAGGTAACACAGAGAGGATAATAAGATCATGGATTGGTTAGGAAGTTTAATTGGTGGAGGTCTAAGCTGGCTGGGGCAACGAGAGGCAAGTAAAGCTGCCCTGGAGGCTGCTCAACAACAAA